ATTGTCAAAAGAGTTTGAGCGCGATTCAAAAATTGAGGAAGCTTATGCGCAACTAAATGATGCTTTAAAGAGTTTTAGAGAGTTAGAGCAAAATCCAGAGCTGTTGGCAAAGAAGCGAAGCCTTGAAAGTCATATCTCGTGGTTAAATGATATTGTCAGTCGTTGTTAATTACATACTATAAGATTAAGGGCCACCTCCGGGCGGCTCTTTTACATACCCCAAAACAAACAAAAGGCAGCCTATTCGGCCGCCTCATCCCTACAGAGTTCATCCAGTGTGACGCCCAAGGCATCCGCCAGTTTGATTGCAGTATCTACCTTGCAACGGTCAAACCTCTCTATGTCTTCGATTGTCCGTTGTGGTACGTTGGCCAATTCGGACAGGGCACGGATGCTTAAGCCATGGTTATTTCTTATCTTTTTTAAGTTCATGGTATGACCTCCTTATCCTGGGGAGTGTACAGCACAGTACATAAATGGAGCAGCATATCACAAGAATGCATGACGGGATGGACCAATCTGTACCGAGGGCGTAAATAAGGGTGAATATTAATAGTACTGTATCAAACTTCATTGATTAAATTTAGCTGATGTGGTAAGATTTTATTAGGAGGGGAGATTTCTCTCCCCGGTGTCCTATTTGAGAGCTTGTATCAACTGTGCGATTGCGGTAATCAGAGCGGCGGTGGCGACCATGGCTTTGATTATTTGGTTGAACAAGTTCTCATTTTTCTTTTGTTTCTTACCCATCGGCTATCCTCCTTTCCTTTTGATAATACAATTATACCACGTTATAACGTGGGAGTCAAGCGGAATATGGATATTTTATAAGTTTGTTGCATCTGCTGATACTGGTAGGTGCTATTTTATTGCATGAAAGAAGGTGAACCTGATGGCATTAACGCCAAAACAGAAAATATTTGCGGATGAGTACCTGATAGACTTGAATGCCACCAGGGCCTACAAGGTGGCATACCCGAAGGTAAAGAAGGATGAGGTGGCAAAAGCTGCAGGGAGCAGATTGTTAACCAATGTTAACGTTGCAGAATACATACAAGAGCGCATGAAGGAGCGGGAAAAGCGTACCGAGATTACCCAGGACAGGGTGCTACAGGAACTGGAGAAACTGGTCCTATTCGATATCAGGAAGTTGTTTGACAGTAATGGAAAACCAGTGGATATATCGATACTTGATGATGACACGGCTGCCTGTATTGCAGGGCTGGAAGTGGTGGATTATTTCGAAGGAGCTGGCGAGGACAGGGAGTTTGCGGGATATGTAAAGAAGTATAAGCTGACTGATAAATTAAGGGCAATCGAACTGATGGGCCGCCATCTGGGCATGTTCAAGGATAAACTGGAGCTGTCTGGCCAGATTGATACCACAAACCCTTATGTCGGCCTGACCACCGAGGAACTGAAGAAGCTGATACATGGTGGATAGGGAAACCATAATCAGGGGTGCGAAGATGGAGCTTGCGCGGCGCGAGTTCTTTTTTTATTGCAGTCTCAAAGCCCCGGACTTCTATAAGGAGGACAGAAAGTATCTGGTTGACCTCTGTAGCGAGTTTCAGGACTTCATACAGTCTGACGATGAGGTAATGATTGTCAACGAACCTCCCAGGCACGGAAAAAGCCGCACGGCTGGCCTGCTGGTTGAATGGGTACTGGGCAACGACCAGACGCAGAAAATCATGACCGGCTCCTACAACGAGACGCTTTCCACCATGTTCTCCAAGAACGTCCGTAATGACATCCAGGAGGAGAAGGCGGATGAGAACCGGATTGTGTTCTCCGACATATTCCCGGGTGTATCCATCAAGCGCGGTGACGGCGCCATGAATCTCTGGAGCCTGGAGGGCGGATACAACAACTACCTGGCCACATCCCCGACCGGAACAGCAACAGGCTTTGGCGCGTCTCTTCTTATCATTGACGACCTTATCAAGAACGCCGAGGAGGCCAACAACGAGCTGACCAAGGAGAAGCACTGGACCTGGTTCACGGATACGATGCTGTCCCGTCTGGAAGAGGGTGGGAAGATTATCATCATCATGACCCGGTGGGCCAGCGATGACCTGGCAGGACGTGCGCTGGAGCATTTCAAGGAGGCAGGGGCAAAGGTGCGGCATATCTCCATGAAAGCACTCCAGAATCCGTACACACATGAGATGCTATGCCCTGAGGTTCTGTCCTATAAATCCTACCAGGCCAAGATACGGGCCATGGGCGCCGACATTGCATCAGCCAACTACCAGCAGGAGCCGATTGACCTGAAGGGCAGGCTATATACCAGCTTCAAGACCTACAGCGGGGAACTGCCTCAGTTCAAGGAGATACGCAACTATACGGATACGGCTGACACCGGCGGGGACTACCTGTGCAGCATCAACTATGGTGTTACGTTCGCCAATGAAGCGTATGTACTGGATGTCCTGTATACCAAGGAGCCTATGGAGGTCACGGAACCGGCCACGGCTAAGATGTTACAGGCCGGAGGAGTCAATCTGGCAAGGATTGAGTCCAACAATGGTGGGCGTGGATTTGCTCGGAATGTGCGCCGTATCCTGGAGCAGGAGCTGGGCAGCAACTATACCACGATAAAGTGGTTTACCCAGACACAGAACAAGCAGGCCAGGATATATTCCAACTCAGCCTGGGTGATGCAGCATATCTATTTCCCGGAGGATTGGAAGAACCGTTGGCTTGAGTACCATAATGCAATGATAAAGTACCAACGTGAGGGCCAGAACAAGCATGATGATGCACCGGATGCCACGACAGGTATTGCTGAGAACTGCGCAAGGAAGGGTGGAATCTCAGTCTTAAAATAAAGGAGGTGGTGTGATGCCACAGGTTATGCCAATCGATGTGGTGAAGGAACTGATAAAAAGCTGTTCTGTTGGACATCGGCGTTTCATACGGGAATCCAAGGTGGCGGAACGGTATTATGAGAATAAGAATGACATCCTCTATGGCGTAAGGAAGAACCGGGATAATGACCCGTTGCGGAATGCGGACAACCGGATACCACGGAACTTCCATGGGCTATTGGTCAACCAGAAGGCGGCCTATATGTTTTCTGCCCCGCCACTATTTGATGTAGGTAATGAAAACATGAATAAACAGATTGCGGACATGCTGGGGGACAAATATGCCAAGGTATGCAAGGACCTGTGTGTCAAGGCTTCGAACTATAGGGTGGCATGGTTGCATTACTGGAAGGATGATGATGGCCAGTGGAAGTATGGGACCATAGACCCGAAGCAGATCATCCCGGTTTATTCCGCCGACCTGGACCGCCAGTTGGAGGCCGTGCTGCGGAATTATAAGACAAGGGATGCCGTGGATGGGAAGGTCATCTATGTATGGGAATACTGGACGGCAGAAAAATGCCATGTGTACAGGAAGAAGGGCAGTTCCATCTCAGAGTTGGGGCTGGAGGCCTATAACATGTATGAGATGGCCGATTCCCCGGATGGAGGTGTCCAGATGACCAATGAGTTTGAGCACGGCTTCGGGGAGGTCCCATTCATCCCGTTCTACAATAACAATATCCCCACGGATGACCTGGTCAATGTGAAGCCGTTGATAGATGCCTATGACAAGGTATTCAGCGGTTTCCTGAATGACTTGGAGGACATACAGGAAATCATCTTCATACTGACCAATTATGGCGGTGAGGATTTGAAGACCTTTGTAAATGAACTGAAGCAGTATAAGGCAATCAAGGTGGAGACCGACGGAACCGGGGGTGGAGGTGGAGTGGAGGCGCTGACCATCAGCATCCCGATTGAGGCCAGGGAGAAGTTCCTGGAGATAACCAGGAAGGCAATCTTTGAGCAGGGACAGGGAGTGGACCCGGACCCGCAGAAGTTCGGCAATTCATCCGGCGAGGCACTGAAGTACCTGTATTCTCTCCTGGAGTTGAAGGCAGGGCTGATGGAGACTGAGTTCAAGCTGGGTTTCGGCCGGCTGGTGCGCGCAATCTGCCATCATCTGGGTTCTGAGTGTAAACAGATTACCCAGACCTGGACCAGGACGGCCATCCGGAGTGAATCAGAACTGGCCGACATCGCCACAAAAAGCGTGGGCGTCATTTCACACAAGACCATCCTCAAGAACCACCCGTGGGTGGAGAATGCGGAGGAGGAAGAGAAACAGTTGAAAAAGGAAGAAGAGGAAGAGGCCCAGAAGGTGGATGTCTACCAGCAAGCATTTGGGCAGAAGGGAAAACCTCCACAAAAGGAAGAGGGTGAAGCAATTGACGATACGGGTGTATGAGCCCACGCATCCCCCATTAAGAATGTCAGATTTAGCCAAGCGCAAGAGGGTTGTTTTAGAACGCAAAGCCGTTGACAAAATTCTGATTGATGAAGATCAGGGAATTGTGTTTATGTACAAGGACGGGAACGAAGAACCGGAAGCGTTTAAACATTCAGGTTACAGACTTGAAATACTTGAGGGTGATCCAAACGATGGGATTACTGATGGACTCACCCTCAAATACTAAAGGTTATTTAATTTGCGGAACATGGGACATTCTGATGTTCTGGTGCAGCAATCATCTCCACAGGAACAGTCATCAATCATAAAACTACCAGGCGAATGTTTTTCCCCAAGAACAGGCACATCCATAGCATGGTATTCTATTGAGACGGTCTGGGAAACAATTTCGCAGTAATCTTCTGTGCACATAAGTGTAACTCCTTTCTCTCGGATTCAGCCCTGGCAGGGGCCTGTAAGTACATTATAACCAGGAGGAGAATGAAAAGCAACGAAGGGAGGTGGGTCCCGCGGCAAAGAATAAGGACTATTGGGGGAAACGCATGGCTGCCCTGGAGGATGACCAGTACCAGCGCGGTGCTGCTTACTACAAGGATGTCCAGAGGCAATACATGCGGGCGACCAACAGCATACAGATGGACGTTATGCGGTGGTATCAGCGCCTGGCCGACAATAATGGGGTCAGCTATGCCGGGGCCAAGAAGCTGCTTAAAAAGGATGAACTGGAAGAGTTTAAATGGACGGTCGAGGATTACATAAAGGCCGGCAAGGAAAATGCCGTGGACCAGCGCTGGATGAAGGAACTGGAGAATGCATCCGCCCGGCACCACATCTCATACCTGGAGGCCATGAAGCTCCAGATGCAGCAGCATGCGGAACTGCTGTCAACGGAGTTTGATGGAGGCATGACGGATTATCTGCATGAAGCCTATAGGGAACAGTATTACCGGACCGCTTTTGAGGTGGCAAAGGGAACCGGGGTGGGTACCAACCTTGCACGGCTGGATGACCGGAGGATGGATGCCATCATCAGGCATCCCTGGGCACAGGATGGGGAAAACTTCTCAAGCCGTATCTGGACCAATAAGGATAAGCTGGTCAGGAACCTGCATACCGAACTGACCCAGAACATCATCCGTGGTGAGTCACCTCAGAAGGCCATAGACAGCCTGTTGAGGACCATGGAGGTCAGCCGGGGCCAGGCCGGGCGTCTCATCATGACCGAGTCAGCAGCCATCTCTTCGGCGGCCCAGAGGGACTGCCTGAAGGGGCTGGGGGTGGGGAAGTATGAAATCCTGGCCACGTTGGATGGTCAGACTTCTGAGATATGCAGGGATATGGACGGCAAGGTCTTTGACATGAAGGATTATGAAGTCGGGACTACGGCGCCGCCCTTCCACCCAAACTGCAGGTCCACTACGGTGCCGTATTTTGACGACGAATTTACGGAGGGTGAGATGAGAGCCGCCAGAGACAGTAGTGGGAAAACATATTATGTTCCCTCTGACATGAAGAATAGGGAATGGGAAAAACAGTTCGTGGTTGAAAAGACATATAATTCTGATATAATAAAAGAAAAGGGAACCATATATGGAG